GACTAGGTCACCGATTGCTCACTCGTTTCTCCTCCGTTAGCTGCGATAAAGCTTGCATCAATATGGCTCTTAACATACAATTGCATAAAGGATCTGAGGATTTTAACAAGAAAATTGCCCTGTTAAAGAAGACTTTCGTCTTCGACACAGCAAATGTTGCTGTGCCACGGGGCAATACCATCAACCCCCATGAATGTTGTGCGACGATAAGACACAACATGGAACGTGTGGTTATGGCGAACATGACCGCTGATTTGCAACGGAACCAGTCCGTTGCTGTGGTTGATGTAGGGGGCAACCCCTTACGTACTCAGTCCAATCTACGAGAAATAGTCGGTCGGAACAGAGAATTCCAGTACTGGGCCCAGACACCCATTGTGGGTCAAGCAGACCACCATAGACAAAGAAACCCAAACAGAGTTGGCGATTGCCGACATAAGATGTTTGAGTGCTTTGCAAATGGTCAATGTTGGCGTAGGGCTGGCTGGAAAAGACCCGAAGCGGTTCTTAGGTTCTGGTTTACCGACTCCATCTACTACATTGACTTGCAAGAGTTGTTGGCGATGCTCATAGCGACTAGGGGAGTCGCATATGGGTGTAGCCATGATTTACCGGACGAGGCAATCTCTGTCACAATTCCCTCTGATGAGGTTACAGAAGGTTTTGCCGTGGTTCGTGAAGGCCAAGTTTCAATGACTGTAAATGGAAACTCGTATACATACAACCATCCTGCGTTCAGTGTTCCAGAAGATCCAATTCTTGGGACGCGGTTCAATAGTAGGTATGGGATGAGGGATTATTTTTCTGGAGAGATGCGACATGGGTTGAACAACTGGGGTTTTGCGTTGTCCTTCGCTAGACTATACAAATGCGGAACTTATGCCGGTTGGCGGGCTATGGCAATTCCGTCTGAGACGGTTATGACCATTGCCCCCAAGTTCCGCAATGTTAGGGTAAGCAAATTTACCGCTGAATGCCTGGCCATGAGAGTCACCAAACCTGAGGAAGTTAGGGTTGTGGTTACGAAAATGGTCAGCAGGAATAGGGAAAATTTGGACAACATCCCCATGTTGGTTGAAACCACACTGACACAACTGGATGCAATTGGACATCCGGTTTTAGTCAGTGCTGGCTCTACGGTATGCAGATTAGCACAATGGTGCAAAAATCTCTGCCGACCAAGAGATGAAGAAGAGGTCGATGGAGATGCGGCTGATATGGGTCCTCCCCCAGGACCCGTTCTGCCAATCGACCAATTCTTAGCACAACCAAACCCTGAACCTCCGGCCAATCCCCCCGTTCCTCCACCGCCGATGGCGGTTGCAGGTGGACCCCCTCCAATCCCGCCAGTACCTGTTCAAGATAACAGGATTGTGGTGGTACCCCAAGTTCAACCTCCACCCCCGCCCGGACCACCACCCAGATTGCAGCCAGTCTTACCTAGACAGGCTGAGCCAGTTGCGGTGGTTGCCGGAAGGGCTGAGATACCTGAACTCAACCCAGAGATGCCACTAATACCAGGGCCAGGCATTGTGCCACCCATGGTTATTCCACGAGAACCTGTGCGCATGGTTCGCGAATGGCGTAGAGTGGTGGCTAGGGATTAGGGATTAGGCCCCAGGGTTCATCCGAATTCGGACCCTGGGGCCGTTCCTGGGGCCCCAACCAGGACCAAAATTCTAGAACCTATCCCACCACCTGTGGTAGGGAAAATGTTCGAGGATGGCCTGATTGGGCGTGAGCTTATCCGGCAAGCTCCCGACTGGTGCAAACTTGTCGGATTGTCATGGTATGATGCTCCAAGGCTGGAAAAAGATTCGTCATCGGAATTGGCAGGTATAGGACTTCGGTTGGGACAAGGAACCGAGTTCGCGGCTGAATATCCCAGATATAAGATTTGGGATGTACGCTGGGAAGACCATGCCGTTTCATTTGACTATTGGCTTGCCAATTTGTATGGCAGGCGTGATGAACCAGCCATGGTTTCAGAGTACCAACGCTGTTGGGATAGGCTCCAGCGAGGAGGTGGTCATGCTAGGGATCTACACATTCAAGCATTTTTGAAGGATGAACGTTACCCGGGCAAGCTTGGGAAAGTAAAACCTCGATGTGTTATGAAGGTGTCTGACCTAGCACAACAAGTGTATGTTTCGCCATTTGTATCTGCACTAACAATGAGTATTAAACGTTACTGCAGAGAAGTGGATGAGAGTATTGTGTATGACTGTGGCTACACGGGTGAAGAAACCGGGGCATGGATAGAACGCATGTCAAATAGGTTTCCTTACGTGATTGAGAATGACTACAGTGAATTTGAAGCTCGTGTCACATATCAGGCCTTGAAAGCCAACCACGAGTTTTATTTGTCCTGTGGTGCTCCTTCGCCGGTCATGAAACAGTTCATGACTTATTACAACCCGATATTTCATCTACACGGACGACGGTTCCGACGTATAGCAAGCAGGTGTTCAGGGGTTTCTGACACCTCCCTAGGAAATTCCTATGTCAATGCCTTGGCTATGGCAGGTTGCCTGGCTGACATGGGGTTCCTAAAGGGGAAAGACTATGCTATCATTGTCAAGGGTGATGACAGCTTGTGTTTCTGCACGGCAGATGTCATCGCACGGATAGATGAGATTGAAGCCTACATTGCCGCTTTAGGAATGAAGGCGAAGATGGTTGTTAGGTCACAGGCGAATGGGGATTATGAGAAAATGGAGTACTGCAGTTGTCGGCTGGTTGCCGGACCAAATGGTTTGACGTTGGTCAACAAATTTGGAAGGACACTAGCTTCGGGAATACAATGTCCACACAACGCAGATTGGGCTGAGTATGTTATACCTATTTTGGTGCAGTATTATTGCTTTAGTCCAAGCAGCCTGGCACAGTGGTTTGCTTGGCGATGGCTGCGAGAGAATACTGTAGGCGAAATAGATGAACCAATCATCAACCCACTCCATTTACGTGTTTATGGTTTAACTGTCGACCAATATAAGGAAGGACTCGGTATACCAACG